TACAATTTTTTATGTAAATATTTTTAATTGATGCAAGTTTTGTATTGTATACCTGTATACCTACATAATTATCAGAAATATCACAGTCGTCAATAGTAATATTTTCAGACCAAGACTCTGAGGTTCCGGCATCTGGCTCGATGTCAATTCCACCGCCTACATTGTTACCTGTAGCGCCACTGCAATTACAGCGTATCAGTGAGATTGATTTTCCGGAAATTATCGACACGTTATTACGTACATTTCCGGTAAAAACACAATCACGCGCCGTAATATCATAGCACCGAGTACCTGCGGGTTCAATGTATAGCCCATCACCTCCGTTAACGCCAGTGCTGTTTAATCCAGGGTGGTTAATTGATTTTACATTATCAATTAACACATCGTTAGTCCCTGCCGAAATGCGAATACCATAAGACCTCCCAGATGCGTTGTTCGCCTTATTACCGTCAAGAGTTACATCTGATATTTTAATATTACTGACTGTTACAGCCTGCAAAAAACCTGTGTCGTTCCACACTGTACTTGAAGCAGATCTAATTGTACCATTTCCGAAAATAACACTTCCAGAACGTAAATTAACGGGTGCAACAACTACGTATGTCGAAATTAAACAAACTTTCAAAAAACTTTGTACAGCCTTATTTATACCTACATCGTCTGATGCGCCTGTAACCCCAAACATCTCTGGAGTAACATACTCCACTCCCGAAATAGTCGGCACGTCTGCAAGGGCGCAGTCTATGATTTGAAACGCATACGGTATAGCAGGAGTAAATCCAGTGAGAACTGCCCCACTAGCACAGACAAATTTTCCTGTTCCTTGAAAATGCCACCTGATACCAGAAATATCCTTCGATGCCTCAACTGTCACTGGCTGATTCACCCAGTAATCTTTAACGTTGTTTGCCTTCAGCCAATCAACAAGCGCACCAAAACTGGCATGTGTAATTTTTTCGTTTGTTGCTTTTTCGCGTGTGCTTATGCTCATAAAATTACACCCTCAGAGTTATCTAGTACAAATGCAAAACTATCATCTATAATATACCCAATGCTATTAACAGCTGCGCTATAATTATTTAAATAAAACGACAAAGTGAAATCAAATTCGTCATGTGCTGTATGCGTAATCAATACCCGTTCATCGATCCATTTGCAAGTATAGACTCCACCATCAAAGCGACGTGAACCAAATAGATAACCGCCTACCGGGCAAAACAAATCTATGTTTGCTGTTCTCACATCGTTTTGCAAGTGCGATATTATCTGAGCTGCTTTTGTCTGGTTGCATTTCAAGGATATCTGTATCTCGTAGTTATCAGCCGAACTGGTTTTGTTTACGGTATAAACATCGTTGTGCGTCTGTTGCGTACTATACCCGTAATCAACGCGCTGTGACGTAAATTCATGTGGAAAAATTACGTTTGTAATCGTTCCTATCGATATAGGACCATCAGGAATAGGTGTTCCGAGCGTATACGATGGAAACGTTGTTATCATACAGGTAAATGCAACCAGGTCCCGTTTGTACGGTGACAATCGCGGCCCTGTTGCGCTATGAGATATCAATTTAGCCGTAAATATTCCGGAATCGCCCTTATCTGGCCCTGCAATAAAAAAACCTGAGTTGCTGCCAAGATTAACTGTTATCGGCAGACCTCTGCCTTTATTATCATCCTCAATAGCACCTAACAGCGTTTCTGCATCGTCTGTTGATAGCGAAAACTCAAACGTTGCAATTCGATTATCGTTCGTTACTCCGTTATCCCAAAGCGAATAACCCGTCGGCAAAACTCTATTGCGAATTATCGCAAGTGTAAATGCAACCTGCGCTCCGTATTTTGGATTATTTACTGTGTAATTTATTCCGTTAATTGTTAATATCATACGCCAAATGCTCCGCGTGGCAAATATCCCCTGCGTACCAAGTCCTCAATTTTACGAGCTAGTTTTTCATTTTCATCCGATATTGCTCTGACTGTTGAACTGTCAGCATTGCCATTTATGACTGTGCTGATTGATACCGGCCCCATAGATGCTTGAGAACGTCCGTTGCTGGTAATAGATTCGCCACCTCGAAGATTGATCATTTCAGGCCCGCGCTCGCCGACCATGTGCCACCCTGGAGGAGCGTTTTGCGTCCCGTTTGCGAATCCACGACCGGAAAACATCGACATCAACGCGCTGCCTATCATTGGAGCTCCACCTGTACCGCCAGTAAGTAAAAACTGTGCGAATCTAAGCGCTGCCATTCGTGCAATGTACTGAATTAACATTTGCGTAATGTATCGAAACATCGATTGCATAACACCTTTAATTTTATCCGCTGCTGAGGTATTGAGATCGACCATAATTGTAAATGCTTCGGCGAACGCTGATTGTAGAGAGGAGGCAATATTTTGGTATGCATCACGCATTTGATTTGCGCGTGCAATAGATGCCTCAATAGACTTCTGCTCCATCTCAGCTTTCCACTCGTAAAATGCTAAGTCCGATTGTTTTTTCATTTCGTTTTCAGCGTTTATTTTGGCCTGAATATTAAACCCTGTGGCAATAGATATTCCTGAGAAGTTTGTCGCTGCTCCTGATGATGCACCGGACAATCCACCTGCGTCAATGGAACCAGAACCAGCAGCTTTTTTATTAAAATCACTAATCGAATTTCCAGCCTGATTATACGACTGGCTAAGGCCAAGCATCGATTGTGCTATCTTGTCAATATTTTTATCGAACTCACTCCCGGATATATTCCAAATACCGGCCATTTCACCAGCCATTTTCTTTGTGTCATCAACAATTGCCGCAATATTTCCGCTAAATCCTGTAAACGTCTTTACAATGCTCTCTCTAAATTCTTTATCCAGTAACTTTACAGGTGACATGGCAACTTCAGCTAACGTAATTAAGCTTTGTGCTGTAACGTCTACAACGTTTGCAAATGTTTTGAAAGCCCATACTCCAGCGTTAACCAAGTACATTACAAGGGCTGCAATCGTGTCACCGGCTATTTTAAATGCCTGTACCAATATTTGTATTGGTAACAATATCGTCATTACTCCAGCCCTAATTCGTCCTGCATTTCTGTCAATTGAATCGGCAATACCGTCAAATAGTTTTGCTAAATCACCAGCACCGCCAGCAGCGTCTTTACTAAATATTTTTCCAAAACTGGATTGAATTCTGAAAATAGAGTTTCCGATTCTTGTCATATTTGCCTGAAAACTATTTGCCGCCTCTTCAGATGCACCACCAAGTTCTTTACGCATTTGAGCGGCAAATCTTGGTAAGAAGTCACTGCTAAGTATTTCACCTTTTTTAACAGCGTCCATAAATGCAGCGGTCGTCATATTCATTGCTTTGGCTGCAATAGAAACAGCACCGGGCAAACTATCGCCGAGTTGCTGCCGTAATTCTTCCATTGAAACTTTGCCCTTACCAGAAATCTGCTCAAGCGCCTTAAATACAAGCCCTAATTGAGCACTACCAAGTTTCAAGCTCGTAGCTGCAACGGAAACATCCTCAAAAATCTGTTTGGTCTGTCGCATTGTCAAATCAGACCGAAGCGCCGATGCCGCAAACCCTGCAAATCCGTTTGTAGTTGCCTTGATTTCCAATCCTAACCGCTGCGCAATGTCGCGAGTAAATTTCATCGACTCGTTGTAATTATCGGTAGTAATTACCGCAGCTTTCATGCGGGATTCCATCGCTTCAAGCTGCATTGTTGCATTGCCAATACTACGAGCTACCGCAACAGCAGCAGTGCCGGCAATCAGATTGGGTATTGTCGCAATCGACTTAAAAGCGCTTTTCGTGTTGTCACTAAAACGTTTTACAGATCCGGAAGCCTTTCCGAAACCGGAGCTCATCTGATCTTTCAATCTAAGAACTACTTCAAGGGCTGCCGCCATCGTTTTTCTTCCTCTTCTGCCTCTATCTTTTTAACAATAGAAACATAAATTTCAAACACGTCAACCATTGCCGATGGTTGATCTAATATCGCCCCAGCATTAGGATAAATACCGTATTGATAGTAACGGCTCAAAAAGGGCAACAGGCGAACCGTTTCCGGTTCGCGAGCCAATGCATGGGGGCAACGATGCATTGGGATTCTGTTGTCTCCGTGACACAATTTGCATTTTTTATCCTTTCCCCGACATAAAAAACATTCGTCAATTTGCCAAACTTGTCTTCTAATTGCTTTTTTACATCCGTAAAATCTTTTTTTCTTAGTATCGCACCGGCTGCAATCCCAGGGTATTCGCTTAAACCCAATAATTACAGCCGCTATTAGTTTTTTACGATATCTGTTCCAAACCCTGTCAACGTTGGTATCAGACTAGAAACAAGGTCCCCCATCTCGAATAAATCTCCTACAACAAAATACTCAGATGGTTTTTTTGGGAACTCGGGCAAATCAATTTCTTTATTGTCCCATTCCCAATCGACTAGAAACATGTCAACCAGCTTACGAACTTCATTTGTATACTCTGACTTATCGCCAGCAGCAGACTGAGCCAGTTCAGCAGCACGGGAGCGCACTCGCAAGGCCAATTCACCTCTTTCAAGTTTTTCGCCTTTAGCTTCAGATGAAATCTGTTTTTGCGCTTCCTCGATAAACGGCTTAATTGAGTTCTCAGAGTTTTTGACGAACTCCATAAACTCGTCCTCTTTACCTTTTGTAAGGTATTTAAAATGGAACGTTACACCTGATTTTGCATCGAAATGCTTGTAATTCGAATTTGGATTAATTGGTAACATAATGGTTTGCCCCCATTGTTTAGATTATTGCTCCGGATTCCGCCGGCATTAAAATTTATGCTGTTGCTGTATCAACCTGTATTGATAAATCATTACCCACAAAATGGCCTGACAAATCCCATGTTGTAATTCCATTTTCGTCACTCATTGGGCACCCTGTAATCTGTGCTTTCGAGCTACTTATTGTAAATTTATTCGGAACCAGTCCCCACGACAAGCTGAACGCAGCCTCTGTTCTGTTTTTGAGATATGTTTCAGGGTCAAAAACCGTTACACTGTCAGCGTAACATTTCAGAGTAAACTTTATTTTTCGACCTCTTACAACAGTAATACCTTTACCGCTTGTAGTAGTCGGATCAAGATTAACGACTGGCTCTTGTGAAAAATCAATTTCCATGTTAATAGGGGTCAAATCAGATTCACCCATAAACGAAAACGTTACGCCTTTTAATGCAGGTCGAACAACACCTGATGCAGTAGTTGTCGCCTGAGTTCCAGCGAGTGCCGGCCCGTTATAAGCGCCTTTGCCGTCGGCCTGAAAAGTGGCTTTGCCATTGTTAAAATCAAGCGAAATCTTACCGCCAAACATTACATTTGACATTTTTCGCAACACCGCAGCGTTCGAAGATTTATCACCGGTATATCCCCAGATGGTTGCATCTTTCCATTCGCTGCGGATGTTTGACGGTGTGTAAATAAATCTATCATCGGTCAAATCTGAATCGGTATCCGATTTAGTTTCTTTAAATCCGCAACATCGCAACAGCAAGCCTAATAATCCTACCGTTCCCTCTACGCCACCAGTTCGCATTGGTGCCATTAACGATATGCTTGCCTCTTCAGGCCCGATAATTGCGTTTCCTTGAGGAAACCCAACTCCTATAAGTTCCTCTTCCTCTACTGCCGGTTCATAGCTAACCATTGCACCGGATTCAACCTCTGCAAGGTCTGTATTCGCAAGTGTAGTTTCAGCGGTTCCAAAAGTTGTTTGCTGCTTAACTAAAATTTGATCTAATTCTTTTACAAAACGTGCCATTTTATCCCCCTAAATATGGGTCATAATCGTTTACAAAACATTCTATTTCAATATCAATCATTATTATAAATTCAGGCCCTTCTGGATTAATCATAGGGTCATACGCGTTCCATTTTGTCTGAACCGCATAACCGCCCCGGGTAATATCGGTCATAATTATTTTACATATATCAGATGCATCGTTTTGCATCTGCTTTGCAATCGGATCTTTACTATGCTGTTTCTCATCGTTTAAGGTATTATCCATCAAATACAGCGAGTAATTTAACGTGCAATGAGCGTGTCCTGCTGACCGCTGCGTAACCTGTACCGACGGCCCGACTATAGAAATATATGGGTACTCAATACGGTACATCTGCAAACGTTGCTCTTCACACGTAACAGTTCTAACTAAATCACGAGTAAGTTTTTTACCGTGCAAAGTAGAAACTAAATTCTGTGTGATTAATGCTATCCTGGAATCTGCCACTGTGCTGCATCCTGTTTTTGAGTTCTTGACATTGCCGACTTCAAATAACGCTCACCACGTTTTAATACTGTTGGCACGCGAGCATTCCAAGAGCTAATGAACGAAAATTGTTTTTTAATTCTTGTGCGGCGGACGCCAAAGAATAGTTGGCCTCCGAAATCGTGCCTAAAGTTCTTGGTGTCGTTGTTTCCATCAGGATCAAGAAAGTATGATATCGAGCCGTTGTTTTCATTTTTTACAATGTCAAATAGACTTTTTTTATTCATTTCATTAAACTTTAACATGAACTTACTTTTAATACCTATTTTAGCAAGGTTCTTATAATTTGGAATTATCAACCACTTTGCATTTGTCGGTAAAATTGTATAGCCAGTTTCCATTAACTCGCGTAATTTTTTGTTGCCGGATAAATTAGGCCCCATGTGTAATGCCATGTTCAAGGTGTTTTTATTTTCAACATATCCCTTAAATCTTTTTGCAACAAATGGGCGCCACTTTTTACCATGAATGTTTGTTTTGTTTTTTAGTTCTCTTCTAAACGAACCATCCTTTTTTTTGTTTCCAACAAACGTGCGACTCTCATGAAACAACCACCTGCGCATATACTCTGTAGCCGCAACGGGAGCGTAGTTTATCATGCGCTCGACTTCTTTGGTCCCGAAAACTTTTACATCGATTGTCATATATTTAGCCCCAATCTAATCGATCCTAAATCTTGACCAACAACATCTGAGACTCTAAATACTATCGGTGTTTCACCAATGTTTAACGGCAATGTAAACGTGTCAGATTTTTTCGTTACAATGGTAACGTCAGTACGCGAAACTCTTACCTCCAAATCGTACTGCAATTGTGAACCTGTATACGATCTATTACTAAAGTCGCGCACCTCTACGTTTTTACGTCTGTATACATGCGCGTTTATAGTAATAGGTGACCCTCCTGATGGAGTATATACAACTGTTTCGCTGTCGTTAAAAAACGAATTCGATAACATGCGATCTGTCCAGTTTTTAACTCGTTCAGGAGTGGTCATTGTTTCAACCTATTTATTAACGTATCAAGCTTCATGTCAATTAAATCAATTTTATCTAGCCGCTGCTTGACCTCGTAAACTTTCTTTTCGAGTTCTGGCATTTGTGTTTCTAATCGGGTGGTTCTTTGTGCCGAACTCAATCCAAAAGCAACAGCAGATGCAAACAACGTTAGTATGGTGATTATTGTGAGGATTGTCCCCATGACACTTGGATGTTTCACGAAGATTTCCTCACAATGCTCTTTTTGACGATCAATTTTTTCGTCAATATTCATAATTAAATTGCGTCAATCACGCGATATTTAATTTTTAGTGTTACCGAACCACCACCTGCTGACGTAAAAATCTCACCTGCAAGAATGTGGGCAACTACAGCAGCGTTTGCAACTGGTTTTACTGTTGATGCAGCAATACCAAGCTGATAAGCATCAGCAGTAGCATCAAGCCAGCCTGTAGTTTCAAGCGTTGCTGCTGTTCCGCCGGAAGCATTGGTATATTTTAAAACGAGATCGTCACCGGTGCCAACAGCATCAAAACCAGCCGTTGCGTAGTTAAGCTTTCCTTGCACATCGACAATCTGAATAAACTTTCCTGCACCAGGCGCAGCTATAACACTAACAGGAGCAGAGTATAAAGTCTTTACCTGTGCGTTTGTAAGCGTTACTACAGTTTCGCGAACGTCTTCAATTTCGTTTATCAATATTCTAGCTACCACAGTTCCGCCTGCGGTTCCGGTGCCACCGTAAACAGCTTTACCTAGTTTAAACCCAGCAGCCGGAGTAACATTTGTCACTCTGTTTGCAGCAGAATCATAATAAACGATTTCACCTGCTGAGATTGTCACACCTGATGCAATTGCGAAATCAAATTCGCCTTTGTAGTAATATGACACAGCCGCGTTTGCTGCTGCGCTGGCAATCGGAATTAGCACACACAACAAAGCGGATAATATTGGTGCCCATGCCGTAACCAATGCGCTGTGTGTGTATGTTATGATGTTTTGAGCATCACATTTGTAATTAGCGTATCCCATAAAAAAATCTCCTTAATATTTAAAGTGTGGGGCATTGCTGCCCCATTACGTTATCGTTAACTATTAACCACCTGTAGCGCCGTCATTGTAAACAAGTCCACGATAATCAGGGATTGCAATACCCCAATCAAAGTAAATATCCCATGACATACCGAGAGGATCACCAACACCAGAAACAGAGCTTCTGAGAGTAGGAGTTGTATTTCCCTGAAGGTAAGCAACAGAAATAGTATCCATCTGATTGTAATCAGCGGCCAAGTACCAAGCATACGATTTGCTATTTGCTGTCAAAATTGACTGCAAATAAGGGTCGAAGATCGGTATTAATCCGGTAAAAGGGTTGTAAACGTTGTTGATCGATTTACTGATATCAACGCCTGAATTAAGCACCTGCAAAGCTGTAAGCCTGTTTAGTGTGCCGGTGATAATGTACCGTCCAGAAATACCACTATACTGTGTATCTGCATCGGGTTCTGACTTTGGCAAAGGCATGTTCAAAAGCTTTTGATCTGCTGCGTCAAGAGATGTAACACTTATTACTCCAGAGTTCGCAATAAGGTTTGAATGATCCAAATGGAACACTGCTTTTGAATCCTCGTTCATCACGGGACCAACCAACGAATTAAATGTCAGCCTGTCGTACACGTCTTTGTTCATCCGACGGGCAACTGCGGAGGTCATTTTCATCGGGATTACTGTAAGTGCACTAAGGTCATCATTGATCATTGCATTACGAGTAACGGTAAATTTTTTACCTTTTGTGTCAATAGAAACGGTTTCTTTTTTGTCGCTAAATTTACCGTTTTTGAATTCGGCACCTTCGGGAATGTCTTCAATATCTCCGAAGTTCGACATTTTGACAAGAGAAGCCGATTTAAAGTCTTTAACCTGCATTGTTCCTGTCCACTGACGGAAAGAAACAGGTGCCTCTTCGTAACCCTTGAGTAAAGATTTGTTAGCAACGTTTTCAAGAATGTACGGAAGATCGCTTGATGATGTTCCACTCATTGAAAACGCTTTATTCACAAGTTCGTGAGGTGTGAGCCCGATTGGATCAACTCCAGCTTTTTGCAACACGCGAGCCATAAGACCATGCAATGAACCGATCTGCTCGCCACCAACCATTGCTGCTTTTGCTTGTGGTGTGTTATCAAGTTTTGAAACAACAGACAAACAGTTTACCGCATGAGTGCGAAACTTATCAGACTCGTCTTTACTTACAAAAGTACTACCGGCACTGTGAGGAACCGACGCAGCAGGAGCTTTGGCTTTAATTTTTTCACTAAAATCAAAACTTAGTTCTTCAACAGATTTGCCTGATGCTACAAACACCGCAATGCTTTCAGCGTCAATATGTGAAGCAGAACAAATGTTTGTAATAGCGATTACGCGCGAGCGCTCTATCGCTGCTGCTTTATCCGCAATAGCTTTAATATCAAGCTGCTGCGCCGACATAGTGACATCTTTACCACAAGTGCTGCAAAATTTAGCGGTGTCAACGTGTTCGACCCCGCAATGTGGGCACTTTTTCATAGTGTCTCCTCTCGATTGTGGGGTTGACCCACTAACAGGTTTTATTTTCATTAACATTTTTTTATATTCATCAGGCAATTTCATATTGCCTGATGTTTTCGGTTCTTCAAGTTCTTCTGAGTCGATGATCCGATCAATAAAGCCATACGCGAGCGCCTCTTCGGCTGTCATCCAAGTTTCATTGTCCATAAGCTCAGAAATTTTTTCGTCGCTAAGGTTTTTGGCCTTGCGTTTATACATTGCAACCGCATTGGCTTTAATTTTATCGAGCAAATCGGCGGTGTTACGTAAATCTTTTGATTCTCCACCTGTAAACGTCCACGGGTTGTGAATCATTAAAAACGAGTTTTTATGCATTGCTAATTCATCGCATGCCATAGCAATCAAGGAAGCCATAGATGCCGCAACCGCACCAATCACCCCAGTTTTAAGGGATGGATGCTCAACAAGCAAATTAAAAATATCGTTACCCTGGAAAACGTCTCCGCCATAACTACTGATATGAATGGTTAATTCCTCGGCATTGCCAGCGTCAGCTAGCATTTGTCTGACATTATCGGCACTAACACCGTAGTATTTATCAATATCATCTG